AAATTGGTGAAGAAATCCCAATCTTTCGCTATCTACAAAATATGTGAACTCGGAATCGCGAGTAGTTCCCGCTATGTCATATCCACGGCCATCGTCCACGAACACTTCGAAATATTCAAAGGCAGCTCCAACTGGAAGATCCCAATCTACTTTTATGTAATGTTCAAAAGAGTTGGCTCCACATAAATAAGAGTTCTCTAACACTGACATGTTTTCCACAGCCGGAGGAACAACGTCCGAGTTCACAGTGATAGAAATTTGTGGGCTGTAGTTAGGAAGTAGTGCCAAAGATTCCGCATCGTAAACGGCATCTGCTTTTTCGATGAGAACTAATCTCGCAGTGAGGTCGTCATTAGGAGAAATGGATTTTACAATGCAGTCATAGACAATCTTTCCAACTTCCCCTATGACAATTAGATCTCCAACTCCTGGGATAACTCCGTCCAATTGAAATGTGTCAGAATTAATTACTGTTAGAGAGTTGGTGACAATTCCTCCCATCGTTCTAGCAACGTACCCGTAATTTATTCCTACTGCGGTAGTGATGCTGTCGTTGATCGTGATGGTATTTCCAGATACAGATTTTACTCTGGCGGGAGTACCTCCGACTTTCATTACGTCCTGAGTGATTTGAACATAGTCACCACGATTACAAACTAAAAATTCATAATCCACTGTGATGGAAATTGTCTCTTGACGTAGCTTGGCTTGGGCCATCATGTATCGACCGAATCTCCAAGCTTGCTCTGGGTTAGTACAAGCGAAAGAAGTTAATTCGTCAGCAGTAATGGCAGTGTTAGCATCGTACCCATCTGCATAAACTATCTCTTCTTTTAGTTCCCAACTACTAGCTGGATCTATGTACCTTACTTTTACTGAGTGTGGTGGCTCATAGAAAGATTTTGAAGAAGAAAAATCCCTAGAGTTTCTAGGCGTAAAGATTTGAACTGGAACAGTTCTTTTCTTGTCTACTAAGACTCCATATTTTCCATCCACCAAGTTTAAAGATGCCTGAGCAGCGTTAGTTACTTGGTTTAAAATTGATTGCAGAGTAGTTTCAAAATCTAGAACAAAGTTACATTCAAATCTAGGCTTGATGAAACTCTCAGTTGGAGGTGGAGTGGGAACTTGGTCACAAAACTGGGCCCATTCTAATAGAGATTCAGTGTGTAATCTATTCTTATTAATAGCTCGCTTGTTTACTTCTCCAGTTAGAAGATCTGCGTAAACCCATGCAGGGTTTGAAGTAGGCTGTTTCACCCACTGAGTTCCATTCCAAACGTCTAATACAGAAGTAACTACTCCCGAAATATTTTGAATGGCTCCGTTCAATTGGTTAGTAGCTCGCACTCTTAGTTCTAAAAATAAGTGTCTCTTGTCTGTTAAGATCGGCTTTCTATCGAATCGAGTGGTGATGCTTGCTAAGGCCAATCGATCTTGAACTTGGAAATTCCCTGTAGAATACGAGCGAAGTCTTGTTACCCTCACTCGATACTCCCCTAAGTCCCTAGGGGTAAATCTGACTGTAGTATAAACCTGGCCAGTTTCCTTTCTCTTGATGATAAATTTCCCGGGTAACTTAGTGATGAAAGTATTTGTATAGTCCCTCGTAATACTTACTGTACGGGCTACTGTAGCCCATACGGCTTCGTAATACCCGGTGTATATATTGTAGACATATTGTTGCTGTCTCGCCTCTTGAATATGTACTTCGAAAAAAGTAAATGCTTTTCTAGTTGGTTGAAAGAATCTTACTCTCACGTAAGCAGGATTTGGAGCATAGGAATTTATTGCCCTAACTAGTCCAACAAACTCTCCGTTGAAGAATAAGCTCTGACCTGCTGATACTGTCCCGGCCTTGATGACCATTTCCAGCACTCCAGTAGGATATCCCCATGTTTCCGAGTGAAAATAGATCTGGCTTCCCGGAGGAAAAGGAGACGGATTTACATCTACCCAATAATAAGAACTGTAGTCGAAATAGGTTTCTGGAGTAGAAGAAAATTTTACGTAAGGTGCTGCCTCTGCAAATGGAAGTTCTTCTAAGACCACTTCGTACATGGACAGTTCTCCACCCACTGCTCGATAGTCTGTAGAATGTTCTGAATTATATTTATGCCAAACTGTCTCTCCGATTTTTTGATATTCTACGTCCAAATCAATCGAGCGTTCGTATGTTTCTCCCTGAGTTCCGTATGCAATTAATCCCTGAGGATTTACAAAGGTGAGAATAATTTCTTGCTTAGTTCCCTCTGGATTAGGAGCTGCGTTTCTTACTATTTGATAGTCTTCTAAAGCTCCACCTGATTCTTGGTTAGCGTCGATAAATAATCCAAGAGACTCTATTTCAGAGTCCCCTTTATAAAATTCTAAATCGTTTCCTACTACATCGTCCCAAGGACCTTCTGATACGGCTGGCTTATTGAAATCTACTAGGCGGAAAGAGGCATCTGCAAAGTCGGAGATAGGTGTGTCACCAATTCGGATGTCTGTAACTTGTGCTGGCCCAAATCCTAAGTCGTAAACACAGTAAAAGAACTGAACTAAATCCCCGGTAGAAGGATCTGCTTCTACTTCTGTGTAAGGATTGGCGGCAATAGGGGGAAATATTCTATGTGTACCGTAAACTTTTGGAACGGTTCCAAATTTTTTTACACTGTTTGATTGAGAAGTGATCGCGTACATTTGGGAAGATTCAAATGAATTTGCCCCTCCACCAACGTCAAATCCCCCAGGAATTGGAGGAGGAATTAAAGCATTTAATAATAAAGAAGTACCGATAGCAGCACCGGCCGTAAGTAGGGCCCCTCCGATACCTCCGGCAGCTCCCCCTGTGTAGGCGGAAGCTACTACCGTTACTACAATAACCGCAATTGTCTTGAAGATTTCGCCGAAAGTTCCGCCCTTAATAATTGGGGCAATCATCACGCTATCGGTTTCTTTTACTTCAACTACTGGCCAATATTCTTTTTCTACGAGATGTCCGTTAACTAGGACTTGGAATAATTCCTCTCTTCCTTCAATGCCATTGTCTTTTAGACATCTGGACACCAAGTCAGAAATTAGCTCTTTTTCAATAAATGAAATATCTTTGTCAGATGTTTCGTGGGAAAACGCACTAAGTCTTAATCTTATCATGTTCTATCCTAAAATATCCTGTTACAACTTTACCCCATTTGCTAAGTCTATCGATAATACATCCCGTATTCTTCGACGTGTGGAGAATCAATCCATCTCCTAGGTAAACTGCAATATGGGACTCTACTCCAAAAAGTTTAATAAGAACGATATCTCCAAATTCCGGAGTTTCAACTTTCTTAAAGTCTCCCATAGATGAATAAATTAGGCTATTGGTAATATTTCTGTCGTTAGGAACTTCGGAGTAATAATGTTTTAACTCAATGCCGTAAACAATCTTGTACCATTCTCTGACTATCCCCCAACAATCATGTTTTTCATAAGGAATTCCTATTAAGCAAGAATAGTCATTATTCACTAGAATAGTCCTGGATAGAGAGATGGGGTATAGCTTTCGCTTGTCATAGAGGTATTGAGGAATCCGTCCACGAACAATCTGGCGGAAATTTTATTTTTATTGTACTCAACATTTTGAATCTTTAATTCCTCCAAAGAAATTTGAACTTCATCGGGGATAGAAGCCAAAATCATTTCTATCTTAACGTCAATATTTGTAGTGGCGGTACGTATCTCGTCCAATAATTCCAGGGAAACGTTGTCAAATTCGATGGCTACTTCTCTAGCAGCCTCTCCATCGTCAGTAGGTAGCCTCAATTTAAAAGGGAAAGCCTGAAATGTTTGCCCCCTAGAAGTAATATTTACGGTGTTATTTACAAGACGAACTACTCCGAAATTAGAGTGTGTCAAAGTAACCAACGTAAGAAAAGGATCGTCAGCATTTTGATAATAAAGTTGGGCCAATAATTCAGCGGATAGTTGGTTCGCCATGACTACGGCTCCTTGATCCAATTCATAGTAATTCTATACCACCCTGCTGACCCAATTGGAGAAATCGAAGGGGGCTTAGAAAAAGTAAAAACCCCTTGGACTCCTGTAAGAGGATCATCAAAATAAAATGAAGTAGCACCGCCATTCAGAGTAGTATTAAAAAACTGCCTAAAGGCCACCATGTCCGATTGAAAGACGTTTATACTGGCAGTATATGTATCTACAGGCTTTGTAAATCTTCGTCGTACTTTTTGCGGGCCAATCTCATTGTCTGATCGGATTACTGTCTCTCCGAATTCTACGTTGAAAGATTCGGCATTAAGTAACTGTTGTAGAAATAGCGGCCAAGTAGCAATACTCATGTTATGTTCCCTTTCTTCTTAATCCGTAAGCTGCTCCAAAAGTTCTATCAAAATCGCCTCTGGCAATTCCCTCTTTAACTTTGGAAGTAATTAGAACGTCAATCATTTTTGTTCCGTCAGGAGCAGTAGTTTCTGTTTGTTGAACTTCATTTCCTGATTGATTAATAATATTTACAACTACGTTAGAACCCATTCCAGAAGCTTGAACTCCTAGGTCTCCCGATGAAGTTCT